CCGTAGTTTTCAAAGGGGTTATCCGCCATGCTTAATTATACCTCATGCGAGGCCCCGAATGTTCCTTCTGATAGGCCCTGACGTCCATTGCTGGGCTGGTCTATGGCCCACACAGAGGTATCTGAATGCGTCTGCAGCGTGAGACGTCCAATCATGCTTTGGCCTGCCTCTCCACGCCTTACCGGAGTCATCCCAATCCCTACGGTACTGCATAAGTGCGTCAATGCCCCGCTCGCACTTCTTTGCGTCAAACCATGCCATAGGGACGCTCGATCGCACCTGCTGGATGCCATCCTCAACACTGAGCATGGGGCAGATTTCTATATTGGTAAGGCCAAGGGACTGCAGCACCTCATATCGTGACTTGCCGGTGCCGAGCTCTTTTACCCTGACGTCATGCGGAAGGATGTGGTTGGTGTAGTGATAGCCCTTCTCGTCAAGAACCTTGGCGTAATGGTCTAGCGCGTATCCGCTGGCTTCGTAGTAATCAATGATCCTGATCTCTTTCCCCACGAACTGGGCGAACCAGATCGCAGTTGAGTCATCCATCCCCAAGTCCCAGGCGGTGACTACCCCGGTGCCCTTGTCATACGGAACTGCGCTGATGCGGCCGTCCTTCTTCGCATCGAGCATCTCATGGGCGTAGTAGGCCCCATCCGTGTATACAATGAAGCCGCCATCCCAAACGTGATCATATATCTCTGGTCGCTTTTCCAAGTCCTCAAGCCTCTCCATCTCTAGGGCCTTAGTGAACCACGGATTGTCATTCCAGTTGATCTCTACAATCTTGGAGTCTCTAGGCGGGTTTTCCCTGAACCGCTGGTGAGTAGCAGACTCCTTACTCTCTGGATTCCATGTGACCCAGATCTCACTGTCATCCTCTCGGACAGTCGGCACCAGCTTCCGCCATGCCATCTCCGAGACGTCCTCGGCCTCATCTATCCACGCCAGCAGTATGCGGCTCTTCGACTTGACCGAGTTGATATTACTCCGCAGCCCTGAGAATGCGAAATGGATACGGCCGTCCCGGCTCTTGATGTATCGCTCGCCGCACTCGTAATACTCCCGCAGGAAGTCATGCTGCTCGATTACTGTCTTCAGTTCCTCTAGCGAGGAGTCTTCCAGAGAGTTAAGCCGCTCCCGGGCGCATAGTATCAGCCCGCTGTTACCGCTCATGCCCTCCTGGTAGCCCTTGATGGCAGTCATCAGCGCAAAGGTGCGAGTCTTTCCGCTACCCCTCCCGCCGTATGCACCTCGGTATCGGGCTGGCCCCTCAAATACCGGGACTAGTGGATCCGGTATCTGTATCGTCGCCTGCTGCATCTGCCCTTACGCCCTGCAGCGTAATCACTGTTGGCTTCATAGACCCGTCAGAACTGCTGTGATCAACCTCCTGACGATCTGAGTAGCCATGCTTGGTGAGCATTAGCTTACTGATAGTCGTGTTTAGATCGCCTCTGAGAGCGCCTGAAAAAATCTTCTTCGCCTGATTCACTAACAAAGTGTCTAAGATGTGTAAAAAATCTTCGTCAGAATCACGCCAGTTGTAGAGAGTCCTGCGCGTTACAGACAAGTAGACAGCCAATCCCTCGATTGTAGGGACAGCTTCATCATTCTCGTATCCAACCTCGATATACTCGATCGCCTTGGCCCTGACCTCATCAGTGAGCTTGGTTGGCCTTCCTCGGCCTTGAGGTTGTCCTTCTACTTCCACGGCTTTGTTATCCATTCCTTCCGCCAGCTGGCGAGCTCGTACTCTGTTGGTCTGTCTAGCCTTGAGCTATACATCACACTGATCCTGATGGTCTCATCAATGATCCCATACTCAATCGCTGCTCTCGCCTTCCTGAAAGGTATGTCGAGCATCGCTGCAATATCAGCGCAGGTAAAGTGAATCCGATCTCCCGCCAGTATCAGCTTTAAGTAGTCCGGGGCGGTTTTTGGTCGCTCCTTCACTGCTAGTCTATTATATCAAAGTCAGGGTGCGGGATTGAGTAGGCCCAGTATTGCCCCACCTCATGTCCACACCTGATGACTCCTAGGCTGATGTCCTCATCGCTTATTGGATAGGACTCTACTGACCCGTCACTAAACGCCACAAGAACCGTGTCTGCCTCTGAGGGCATCTCTCCCGGCTCTATGGGGTGCCATTTAATATGCACTTCCTGCTCATGTTTGACGCTTGGGCTGACTAGATTGGCGTTTCTATGAACCCCCACGCTACGCACTTCATCTAGCCTTTCGACGCCCAAGCTCGCCGTTGGAGTGGCGCGGGATCTTGTGATACAGAGTGTAGAACGTCCTATCTGGACATCTCAAATGCTTCGGGCATCTGAATATCTCAAGGATCTCATCCTTTCTGGCGAGTGAGAGCGGGACAAGCCTAAGCCCCTGAATTAAAGCCATGTCTCCGCCGCTTCTCTCTGCGGCTTGGATTGCCCCCTCTACCGCACACTTAACTTGGTCATCTGTCGCCACTAACGAGCTCCCTGTAACGCCTAAATGAGTCCTTGTCAGCCATTATCTGGTCAATAAACTCCATGTAATGCTTCTCAAGGAAGCGGTGCTTCTGGAGCTCTACAGCCATACTCATCTGCTGCTCTGGCGTCAGAGTATGCCAGTGATACTTCTGGCTGATAAAAGTATCTAAAACCTCTCGCTTTACAGGCTCAAAAGACATAAGCATCTCCCTAATGCTACGCTCTTGTTGATTTTACGCCCAATCTACTTAACTGGATATACCGATTTGTTATATTCAGTTGTAGCTTATAATCTCATGATCTGGATCTTCTTCTTTCTTTCTAACCTCTGCCCGGTAGTGGGCGCTGATTTCCTTTCTCAAATCCTTGGTTGTTTTGAGTATCTCTCTGGCCTTTTCCCTAAGTATTTCAAGGTGACCCTTACCCCATAACTGCTCAAGGAAGTCAGTAAACGCCAGCGGATTCTCAGTGAAGTAGCGGTGGCAGGCGGCACACCCAGCGGCAGCGTTATCCATAGACCATCTCACGGCCTTATTGCGCCTTCCAACAACATGCATAGCCTGGAGCGTCTCAGAGTTGCCACAGCGAACGCAAAAGCCGTCCCTAAGCCTTACCGCCTTGCTAAACCAGACGTCCGCCTGATCACGCTTAATTGACACCAGAGCGATCCTTTTTCCAACGCCCAACATCATCCAAGCATAATCCGATTGCAGTGAGGTCTGTAGCGCACGACCTATCTACCCCATACGTTCCCACGCGGTGTTGGTCAAAAGCCTGCGTACTAGTGAATACACGCCCACATTCGCGGCATCCAGTGAAAGCCTTCCTTGTATTCTCAAATTGGCTGATATGAGCCTCTAATGGCATGTCTTATCCCCTCCCGAGTCGTCTTCTATTTCTATTTCAATCTCACCCACCGATAAAGCAGTCTGCCACATCTCTGCAAAGCGGTCTATCTCAACATCTACTGTCACGCCTTCAGGGAAGTTGTCAGTGTAAACGTCCGTTTCTGAGGGGTTTGAGGAGTTGGTCATACAGCCGCCTATGGTTGACACTAAAAACACAACCATACCTTTGTTTTTTGGTAATTCCGCTGCGATTAGCATCATAGCCTGGGCCTCACTGTGATCCTTGATATCTCCCCGTCAATTTTATCGTAAGTGATTACCTTTGCGCCCCTCCTAGACACCCAGCCTCCACGCGCTGCATAGGCGTCTCTGGCGGCTAAAGTTGGGTGTTGCTCTGCTATCGCCCCGCCATCTTCTACCACTCGCTCGTGATGGTAATGGCCCGTATGGATGTAGGTGTAGTTAGCTTTGCCCCACATCTCTCGGAATCGAGGCTCACTAGCAAACAGCTTGTGCAGCTGCGGGAGCTTCATCTTGTGCCCATGATGAAACGCAAGCATGGTCTGGCCGTGTAGGTATGCGTAATAGGGGTAGTCATTATCAATCACCTCTACCCGTCGCTCTTTGCTAAACAGATGCGCTAGGTGTTTACGCAGCCAGATGGAGCCAGAAATATCGTGATTTCCCTCCGCATTCACAATAACCACCCTGCCGAAATGG